TCATACGGGTGAATAGAGTTTCCATTTTTGATTAACTTAATATCACATTCAGTTTTATTACGTCTTTCAACAAAATCAATATCAACTGTATATGGATCATCAAATATAGATTCCATAACTAAAGAAGTAATATCTGAAATATGATATTGCAGTTTATTTTGTGTTTCCTTAGCTGCTATTTTAATCAGTTCTAAGGCTTGTTCATAATATTTATATTCTTTATTGTAATGGGTTAATTCACCTAAATATTTTTTAAGGTCACGGTGGTTCTTTTCTTTTTCGCCTTTAAACCTATCTAATTTGCTTTTAAAATTATTATAACTCATTTTATATAATGTAAAAATGGTTTACTAATTCTCATGTTAAAACACACCGAATTATTATTATCAACAAAAAAATTACCCAAAATATCATGTGTACTTTCCTTTTCCATTAATGTAATTGCTTTTTTCCATGTTATGTCTTTACCAATAATACTTTCTTTTTCCACTAAAGCATCTTCAATTTGGCTTTTCATTTCTTTTAAACTTTCTTTACTTAATTTTGAAAAATCCATTTTACTTCTCCTTTAAGATTTGTTTATAATTTATTTAATTCATCTGTCAATCTTTCAGACAGTTTATTTATTTCCACTTGTAAACTTTCATTTTTAGTTTCAATATTATTCAAATGATCTATTAATTCCTGAACATTATTGCAACCAAATTGTTTTTTAATTTCTTCTTTCAAATAGGAATACTGCCCTTTATGTTCACTAAGTTCTTCCTTAGATTTTTCAATATCTTTCTTAATTTTCATTAATTCTTTTTCAGTATATTGTTTCATCTTCCATTCCCTCCATAATAATTTCTTCAACTCTTTTATCAATATTTTGTTTGTTAATAATATTACTAATTGTTTTTTTAAAATCCAAATTAATTTCCCAATCATTCCCTATTTTTTCAATAAAAGCATTTAATCTATTTTCCTTATTTTCTTTTTTAATTTTATGTATTTCAGTAATATTTGATTCATCAAAAGGTAAATAAATAGATTTTACAGTATTTGTTTCTGAATAATATAACCATACAGCGGGTTTATGTAATTCAGCAATAGATTGAATTGTAAAACTACCTGGATTTATTAAAATCCTATCATCTAATTCATCTTTAAATTGTTGGTGATTATGTCCTGTAACAATACAATCAAAATAATCATATTTTAACAATAAATTTTTGGTTGACAAATCATTGCATTGGGGAAATGGTTTTTTATTTTTCCATGTCATAATGTGTGTAAATAATATTTTTCTATCGTTTATTTCTATACCACTACAATCATTTAAATCTTGATTCCAATGCCCATCTTTGAAAAAATCTACTTTTCCTGCTTTGTATAGTGTCCATAGAGCCGATTTTTCTTTGTTTTTAAGGTTATGGTAAGGTAAGTCGTGATTCCCCCATACAGTGGTTATTTTAGGCATAAAATCAATCAAAGAAGAAATAAATGAAGGTGATATATTCCAACTATCTAATATATCTCCGGAACAATAGATTGGTATATCATATTCTCTTTGTAATGCTTTAAGGAAATCTAATTTATCTAATTGGGTAATAAAAAAATCATCAGTCCTGCAAATAGGTTTGGTTTCCCTGAGATGTAGGTCAGCAGTGATGATAAAATCAGGTTTTATCATTTCAACTCCTTTATTTCATTTCCACAAATAGGGCAAATACTACCTACTATTTTATTTACTTGATTTTTTAATTTTTCAATCTTACTTTTTGCTTCTTTTATATTAAATTCTTTGTTTTTAATACTATCAAGTAGTTTCGATCCTTTTTCTAAAATTTCGGTTAATTCTCGGCTATTCTTACGGCTTAAAATTAATTTTTCGACCAATGTATCAAGTTTTGCTTTTTTGCTCTTAGAATCAATGTTAGATACCGTATTTTCGATTTGGGTTAAAACACCTTTAATTTTGGTTTGTTTAACTGTTATTTGATTGGATTTTGTTAAAATGTCTAATAATTCAACAATTGTACCATAAACTTTATTTAATTTTGGCAATAATTTTATCTTAGATTCTAATTCCCCCATCCTTTCGATTGTGGATTTTATTTGTTTGATGGTTGTTTGATTAGATTTAAATTCATTTTCTTTATTTCTTAATACTTCTAATTGATCTTCCAAATATTCTAAATCTTTAAATCTATCTAATTCTAATTTTGTGGCTTTTATATTTTCTTTTAAATTTTCAATTTTTCTTTTTACTTGTGTTTTACCTGATTTTACATTTTTGGTTACTACATCTATTAAATCTATATTTGCTATTTTGTTAAAATGCTTAGCAACATTTCCAGGAGTATCTGAAAACAAGAAGTGAGAATCGTGCTGATTTTGAATATTGGTATTGTTCATATTAATTATAGATTCTATTTCTTCTGGAACATTTCTACCTATCGCTGTAAATGTCTCATCATCTAATTTATAATAATTTTTAGATTTGGTTTTTGTTCTTTCTATTGTATGATTATCTATATTTACAAATGTACTTGTATCAGTATTCCAAAAAGAATGTATAGATTCATTAGAAGGGTTGTTTTGTAGATTGAATTTTAATGCTCTCAATAATCCTGTTTTTCCTTTCCCACTACTCCCTGAAATTATATTTAATCCTTTATGGAAATCCAATTCAGAATTTTTGTGGGATTGGAAATTTTTTATTTTTAGGGATTTAATCATTTCTTTTTCTTATCCAATAATTTAAAAAAACAATCTAAATCTAAAATAACTACTGGTTTTTGATAACTTCTTTTAGCCACCAATAACCAATCAGTATTGGGTAACAAATTTTCCTGTGCCTGTTCTATCCATTTATGTATAGACCATTTTTCTTGAGCTTTACACTCCACGCTATAAGGAAATTTTTTTAATACACTTTGTTCCAATCTAACATCAGTACCAGATTGCCCCATTGGTCTCGATTCTATTGGTTTATCTTTACCACATTCAAATCCAGTTAATTTAGATATTTTTTCAGCAATTAATTTTTGTAAATTCCTTCCCTTGGCTTTAGCTGATTGTACTTTTATCCGTTTCTTTTTCAAAATACCCCCCAAATTAAAATACTTAACTTTATAAGCATATTTATAGAAAAAGCAAATAATAACCCCCCTATAAACCCCATGAAACCAGCCGTATATATATTAGCATCGGGAATATTAATAGGAGTATTATTCTTTAATATTTCAATAAATAAAAAACAAAATATTGAACCTGATAGTATGTACCAAGCCATGATTAACTCCTCTTCTTTGGTTTTCTTTCATTTTTAGTAAATTTTTTCTGTATTTCTTCCCATAAATCAATAACTGTATTTTCTAATTTATTTTCCAAATTATCTTCTTCAACCATCAAAATTGATTTTTCCATACTTCTATCTAATTTTAAATCCCCAATAGAATAAATAGAAATATTTGTATAATCTTTCAAATATTGTAAATTTGTTCTGATGTTATCAATACCGTATTGAAAATCAATCACGATACTTGCTTTGTGGTAAGGTTCCCATACACTATTTTTATATACTTCTATTAAAGTTTCAACACCACTAACTCTTTCAACTATTTTTCCTGCAACACTAATTTTTTGTTTTATTTTTCTTGGATTAAAAGTTCTTAATCTAACACTGGAATAAAAACCAATGCTTTCACCACCTGGACTAATATATTTTTGTGCAAAGGGCCCACCATCCTGATTTACTCTCACTTGATTTGAACAAACCATTAATAAATTTTTATTTTGAATAATTCTACATGCTTTTCTTAATTCTTCACTAAATTCTTTAGCCCTCCTCATGCCCATTTTATCACCTTTATCACTTAATTCCATATCAGTAGATAAGGCAGCTAATGAATCTGCAACAATACCATTAACAATGTCATCATTCCCAACCATATCATGTACTTCTTTAAATAATTCTGGCACTGTATTTGGTATTTTATACCCCATATCATTAATATTTAAATCAAAAATAGAAGCGAAAACCTTATTAAGCCTGGCTTCTGGGTCGGCAAAAATTAAATTACCTTTTTGTCTTTGAATAGCACCCGCAATTTCACTTAACAAAACTGTTTTACCAGAACCACTTGGCCCGAATATTTCACATAATATCCCTGATGGTATCCCCCCCCCTCTTACCCTACCGCCACTAATAGCCAAATCCAACAAAGTAGAACCTGTACTAATCATAGTTTCTGTATTTCCATCCAACTCTTTTTTCTTTTTAGGTTCTTTATCTACGCTTTCTTTTAATTGTTCTTTCATTGATTTTGCCATAATACCTCTAATTTATCAATCACTTTTTTTATAACTTCTTCATTAATATGTTTTTTAACCAAATCTTGATAAACATTATTTTTCCAATCTTCAAAATGCTGATTTATATGTTTAGGTAAAGTCCAAGTTTCAGAATATAATTTTTTCATTTTAATAATATTAAATTCTTTTAGTAGTCTTTTGGCACTTTCAGTATATAATTTATCATTACTATTCTTATACCTGATTTTCTTAACTAATTCAGCAACTACAGATTGTTTAGACATACGATAGCCACAGGCAAGTATATCAAGACAATTTAGTAAGTTTTGGGGTAAAAATACCCCCAAAACCTTTTTACTCCCTTTATACTTAGACATGATTACCCCGCATCAATACATTCATCAAGTTTTTCACATTCAGTACATTCTTCTTTAGTGCCGGCATCAGCCCCAAAAGTATGGCCATAAGGACATTCATTTAAAGTTTTCTTTTTTCTTTGGGGTGTTTCCTCTTCTTCATCTTCAGGTTCTTCGGTAATATGGGATTGCTCAGTTTGAAAAAATTCCGCCTCAAGGTCTTTGTAATCTTTTACAATATATAGATCATCAAGTTTTGGCATTTCTTCTAACATATCCCATGAATACTGTTTTTTTCTTTTAATAAAATCAATACGTGATGTTTCGGGATAATTAATTGTTTTATTTCCTGTAACAAATTCTCCCGTAGAAAATCTGATTTTTAAGGTTAATCCTTCTTCAAGATCAGGAAACACTTCATTTTCCGGTGTATCAGCCAATTCTTCTTGCAGTAACCTTGAAAAATTATATTGGCTCATATCCCAAATATAAGGTTTTTCTTCATAATACTCATCATCAATAGGCACAACAATAAAAACATCTCTTTTACTTGGTTTAAGATGGGACACATCTTTCCATTTTGCACCTTTATCTAAAGTATCCCTTTGATAATCACATATAGGGCATGCCTTACCAAATGTTTTTAAACAAATTTCCTTCTTTTTATTCACATTATTATGAACCATGACAATAGACCTAAACCAAGCTTCACCAACCAATGCTGCACCAGTTCCTGTATCTTTATCTTGGTGAAATTCATTGGTTACTTCATAAGGAAAAAAATCAAGATTAACTGTCCAAATATTTTTGTCTTTAGGCCTGCATTTCATGGGATCAAAAAAATCCATATTTTCAGGTAAATTAATATACCCAAATACATCTTTTTTATCCTGATTATTAACACTTTTCTTTACTTTTCCAACAAATCTACTTTTACTCATTTTGTTCTCCTATTTCTTAAACTCTTTAATTTTATCAACTTCTTTTGAAAATTCTTTAATTTCCTTTAATACTCCTTTTATATCTTGTTTATCTTTGTCACTAATTTTACAATCCTTAATATATCTTAAACATTGTGAAACTTTTCCAAAATATACAGTTTTAGTTATACCCCAATATTTTACTACTTCTTTTACAATTTTATCCTTCTTTGTTTTCCAACCATAATGGTTAACGGAATAACTGCCATGTTTACCATTTATTTCATAGATAACTTTATCTTTTTTATAGAATTGAATAATCATTTTATTTCCTATTTAATTTGACATTAATACTTTTTCTTTCTTCAGATAAGTTTCTGGGTACTGACGGCCCTGCAAAGTAATTGCCATTATAAAGCAATACTAACTGCTCTAAAGCATTTTTACGGGTAAATCTGATTTCATTAGTTACTACTTCAGTGTATTCATATTCTTCTTTAGACTTTAAATACGCTTCTTTAGCTTCTATATATTCTGGTTGAGTTCGATAGTAGGCCTCAATATCCGCCATAGTTGGTTTTTTCTTATTGAATACTTGTTCTGAATCAATTTCATTTGCTTTTAATATTAATTCCGATCTGATTGTCTTTACTTTTTCATCAGCTTTCAACATTATTTGGTTTAATTCAGTTAGGTGTTTACCGTATTTCCTTGCCAATTCTGGTTGGTTCAACCACTCAACATCTAAAGCATTTTCGTCAATTTCCATATCTTTAATATAATCTAACATTTATAACCCCTTTATTAATTATCTATAATTTAAAATATATTTTACAAAAAAACAACAATTATTTTTAAAAATCTTGCAAATCAATATCAATCCCAACATCCTCTATACAATATCTTAAAGAAGTCATTCGATCACTATAATAAAACATCCCATTATATACTTCTTTCATCATAATATGTATATTTTTAATATCACATCCAGTTTCTTTTTGGAATTTTAACAAAAGATTGGTTATTTCCTCAAACAAATAGGATTCTATTTCTACTTTTTTATCAACTAATTCTTTTACTGTTATATCTTTCATTTAGTACTCCTATATTTTTCAATATAAATTTCCCAATTTTCTTGTAATTCTTTATCTGTTTTAAATGTTGCCACTTCAATATTGATTTTTGTAAAATATCTAAAATATTTATGACAAAAAACACAATTCATACCATAAAACACACTATCAGAATAATTTCCAATATTATTTTTATTTATTTCTTTTTTACAATGAGGGCAAATAATTTTTATTTTCATTTTAATTTCTCCAATTGGGTTTTGTGTACAAATAAATTTTCTATACCCTTTTTACTTCCGGTATTCTTATCTAAAGAAGATACTAATTCTTTAGACCAAATACTAATAAAATCATCAGGTGCTGTATATTTAGAAACAAAAACTAATTGATTGTGTTCAATTTGTTTTCTACACCAATCCCAAAATTTATTATAGTTAAAATCATCTTTATATTTAGTTGTATTTTGATATGGTGGATCGCAATATATTATACTGTTTGGTTGATATTTAAATTTTTTATAGTCATAACAAAAAAATAAAACATCTTGTATTTTTTTAGATTGTTTCCGAGCATTTTTATAGGCTTCTAAAACATAATCTCTTTTCTCTTCTTTATCTCTACGCCACCCACCAAAAAACTTACCACCATAAGAAAGAGCAAACCCCACATAACCTAATTCATATTTAAATTCATGGTTTCCATTTTTGTAATCATTTTTAGCATTATTGTAATTAATTTCATTGAATTGTGTTTTATTTTTAGGTAATAAATCCACATTTGTTTGTATAAATTTTAATGCTTCTATTGCAAATATATTTATGTCTATACCAACTCTCTTTAGATTAGTTGGTATGTTTTCAATTAAATTACCCCCGCCTGTAAAACAGTCATAGAAGAATTGTCCGTCTCTACTATGTTTTAGCATGATTGGAATAATATGTTTCGCTATTCGTCTTTTACTCCCCATGTATTTCATATTTCCATTCCTTCCATCTCATACCAAGACTTATCAACCCCACTAATTTCAGCATCAATATCCAAGTCTAAGATAATCCAATCAAATTCATCTCTTATATCTTTAGTCATAACATGTCTAATAATAGGTTTTATTTCTTCTAATTCATCAGGATTAATGTCAAACACTATACTATCATGGATATTACCTATTATTTTACTATCAAATCCTTTTTCTTCAAAAATATTTGTCAATCTAATTAAACACCAAAGCAGTACATGAAAAGCCGTCCCTTGTGTTTTATAATTAATCACAAGTTTTTTGGTCATTATTCCCTGGTACTTAAATCCTAACGGGCTAACCATATAACCATTTTTCTTATATTCTTCCCATTCTCTATCACGCCATTTACCATAGGTATAAAATCTTTTATTCCAGTAGTGATCTTCTACTTTCCTGATATGATTTTCAAAATCTTTATAGTTTTTTATTCCTTTTGAAATATAATATTCACAAATAGTTTTATTATCAGAAATCATTATACCATCATTTTTTTCCCAAACACCTTTAGGTAATTCTAAATCTCTTGCTAAATCTTGGGCACAATTTACATAATAACTGCCATAATTTTGAGCAAAAGTAAAACCACCTTTAGAGAAAAATCTTAATTTAGAATGAATAGGATTAGATTTGTCAATATCCATTAAATAAATCTCTTTAGAAATATCAGAGTGCATATCACTTTTAGGGTCTTGTAAATACTTAATCATGTTTTTATCCTTGTGTAAACAGCACCCTATAATCACTTCTAATGAAACATAATCTATTTCCATTAATTGATGCCCTTTGCGTGGAAATAAAGCATTTCTAACAACCTTATGAGCAAATTCATTATTTTTGCTAACATTGGTTAAGTTAGGACTGTTACAACTTCCACGATAACTAACAACATTATTTAAATTATAATTAGGGTGTAAAACACCATTAACTGATTCATTTAAATAGTTCTGTAAATAGGTATCCCTGATTTTTCTAATTTTTTTAATTTCAACCATTTGCTTTAATTCAGGAATACCTAATTTTTCTAAACTTTGAGCATCTGTACTGCCTCTTCCTGTGTCTGTTTTCTTTGGTGGTGTCAGTTTTAGGTGGTTGTATAGATAATTGGATAACTGTGGTGTGCTATCCATATTAAATTTATTTCCTTCAATGGTTTGCCATTTTTGAATAAATTCGGTTTGGTTTAATTCATTAATTATTTCTTCTACTTTGTTGTCTAATTCCTTTATTTTATTTCTGCAATAGTCCTCATCTATCCTGAAGCCTATTTTGCTGGCTTTAGATAATGCTAACATTCCTTCGTGAAATAGTTTATAAGGGGTCACTAATTACTCCGATAATCATTTAAATAGTTCACATTATATATCTTATTTATTTTCATAATTCAACTCCCATTTTTTTCATTTGTATTTCTGTTAATTTATAACCTGCTAAAGAATCTAAACCATTATATAATAAAAGGCTATGTTTATCCACATCTACCAATTCCATTATTTTATTGAAACTATTAGAACTTTCACCATCACTAGACTTAATATAAGTATCTATATGACTACTATAATCCTCTAACCCTATTTCAACATAAGATTGAAATTTTAATCCCGTAATCCCTTTTCTGTTATCTAAAATATGAGCAGCTAATTGTGAATCCCAAAATTCATTTTTGATTTTAGTTAATAGTCTATGCTCTGTCCACATCTTTTCAAAACTAAAATTATGACTACTAATATAATTTTTAGGATTAGTTAATATATTTAAAAATGGTTTTCTTTCTTTATAGAGTTTAGGCATCATAAAAGCATAGCAATTATTACCATCATAAACACTTGCTGATATTATTCTATGCCCTTTTGCGTAGGGTTTTAAACCTGTAGTTTCATAATCAAAAGCAACCAACCCTTCTTTTATGTTTTCTAATATTCTTAAATCAGTAATGATCTGTACTTGTTCTTCATAATCCTGGTTTTTAGGTAATTTTTTATTTAAACATTCTAAAGCATTTTTTAAATCCCGCCGCCAAATAGTAGAATACTCTTCTTGTAAATCATCTAACAATACATATTTTTTTCTACCTCTACTATTTTTGATAAACATTCCAGGATGAAATACAGGGCAAACAAAAGCCTTATATTCCCTATCCGGGGCATGAAAACCACGCCACTTATTTATATTAGAAGAAAAAGACTTTAATTTATTACCCAAAAGACTTTCTACAGATTCCTCCCCAAAAGCCATAATAATATGTGGTTTATATTTTTTTATTACCTCTTTTACTTTTCTCCTACAACAAGTAATAGAAAACCCATTAGCATAAGGGCTATAACATTGTGTTGCATTATAATTCCAACAATCCTCTTCTATATCTATTCCTAATTTTTTATATTCTAATTTAAGTAATTTACCAGCTTTGGATTGCCAATGTTCATTTTGAAAATCATCGGTATCAGGCATAAACCCACCAATATTCAGTATTCGTTTTTTGCCTTTACCTGTTACTTTCATTCGTGGGTTTTTGGCATCTCTAAATAAACCACACTCCAAACAAGTATGTTTTTTTTCCTTAGTTATTTTTTTTATTTCTTTTTTTGAAAATAAAGATTCCATTTTTAACCTATTTTAGTGAGTACAAAGCAAGTACACTGTACGTATAATCTTGAGATTTCTTCTTTAAGGTAGTTCATACTCTTATTCAATCTTATCTAAGTACCCAGCAAAAGATATTTCAATACCTTTATCATACCGTAATTGATTAGATATATCTGATATTATTTTTAGTGCTTTATCTTTATTCATCTTTACTTCCAGAAAATGTTTCCAATGAGTTTTATTACCTTTTTGTATTATGTTTTTATCTATTGTGAACATAAAACTTTTTATTTCATCTTGTTCCTGACGCTTTTGAATCCCATCTTGATCGAACTGCTTAAGTATGCCTTTGCATATAGTATATACTTGTTCTCCAGTTATATCACAATATGATAGTTGTCGTGGATCACTTATATTATTATATCCATCAAGATTATTTATCAATTCACAAAATTTTTCTTTAGTTAAAATCATACATCTATCCCATACCTTCCATTTTTATATTTCCTCAAATCATATTGTCTTGGTATATGTTTACTTAAATATTCATTTAATCTATTTTCTAAATATTCCATTTTTTTATTACAGGTTCTATCAATCAACATCTGCAACAATTCTTGTTTAGTACAACTTTTTCTATTTTTTAACATTCTAACTACAGAGGGGTATATTTTCTTTTTCATCCTTTTAGTTTTTTGTGCTTTAATCAAACTGGCTATATTATATAATGGCCTTTGCGGTGTATAGGCATAAAGGGCTTTCCATGTTTCATAAGAAAGTTTATCGGCATCAGGAAAAACTAACATTGAAGCAGCATTCAAATCAGCAATAAGTTTATCCCTATCATCTGTATCTACAGCTATAGGAGGATCATAACAATCCATAACTTCCTGAAGTTCCTTGGCTGCTTTCCTTAGTGTTTCTGTTGTTAGTTTTTTTATTTGTTTATTTTGTTGCATAAAATGATGTGGCCTTTATTCTGATTTTTTTTCATAAATAAAACAATATAATCTTTTAATTTTATTAATTCTGAAACATTTTTTTCAAATAAATTTTCAAATTTAGATATGCTATGTTCTATTTCATCTTTTTCTATGTATCCATCGGCAATCATTTCATCAAAATTATTCTGCACAAAGCTTTTTAAATCTAATATTTTCTGTGAAACGAATTGCCACTCTTCAAATAATTCTTGTTGTTTCATTTTAATCTCCCTTGTGTTTTGTTATTTATAACTTAACACTTAATTTTTTAAAAGTCAACAATTATTTTTAAAAATAACTATCTAAAAATGGTTGCCCTATTTCTAATCTCTGTAAAACAGTAATAGGTTTTTTAGAATTACTCTTGCCCTCCCTGATTACAATTTCATTCAATCTCATCTTACCTATCTCTGCTTCTTCATCAGTTTTATTAATTCCAAATATAGCATGTGGATGACTTAAAATTCTTTTATCATTACTAAAATTTTTCATAGTTAATAAATCTTTTTCATAAGAATCAGAATCAGCCTGAGTAGCACCGATTAATAAATAATTTCCCTCACCACTTAACCCCCTTAATCGCATCCATTTCTTATTAATTTGATCTCTGCTTATCATAGAAATAGTATCTGGGTCTGAAGCCATAATATCAAAGTAATCAACTACAATTACTTTTGGTTTAAATCCCTCCCTTTCCCAAATTTTTAATATAGATTTCATTTTACTTACTGATAAAGTATCAGCTGGATGAGTAGATAATTTAAATTTAGCAGGGTATTTTTTCCTGAAATTAATAAAAGCCTTATATGAATTTTTCCAGGTAATGGGATTAGTTTGTTCTCTTTTTTCCAACCAAACAGAACCTCTAAAATGTTCACAATTTCTACAGGGTGAATAACCAGGGAATTGATGATGCTTTTCTATTAAAGAATCAAATTCTTTCATTTCCTCTATATTCATACAAACACCAAAATTACACATTCTAGCAGGACTGGCACAGTTGTCTATTTGGTTATCTATACAATCAACTACAGGGATATACATTGGTCTGCAATATCTTTGCATATCAGAATTTTGACATAAATGAATACCAATTCTTCTTATCATTTGATTTTCAGTCATATCACCCGCTTGAAAAAATGCTGTATCATTACCATTTCTTAAAGATTCCATTACTAATCCCATCAATAATTGAGATTTGCCTACTTTTTCTTTTCCT